GGCCTTCTTGAGGTCTTTAAGCGCGTTGGCTTCGGCCTTAGACATACCTTCACCACGGTAGCCCTTATCAATCAAGGCATCAATACCGCGTTTGATGTAGTCAAGCGTGCGGACATCAGGGATCTTGCCGACCGTAGTCAGGTTGCCGTCTTTGTCTACACCGTAGATGTCTTGCAGCTTAAAGCGGCTAGCGTCTTCTCCACGCAGTTCTGCTGCACGAGCCTCTTTGCCAGAAATTGCTTGAGCTTCCTTGAATGCTTTCTTAAAGGTATCATCCTCCAAGACCTTCAGAATGCGTGTATCGTCTACGGAGCCATGAGCATAGGCTGTGTTGTAGAGATTGTTCGCATTGGCACGAAGCTTGCCCACCAAGGTATCTTCTTGCGCGACGTAGTCTACGTTCTTGCCGATGTCTTTTAGGGCACGTCCTGCGGCAGCTTCACGACCACCTTCCAGGCGTTCCTCTAAGCCAGTGCCAAGAATCTTGCGACCTGGTCCTGGACGCGTTACCACGGCTTCGCCAAGGCTTGACAAAGACGGACTTGCATCCATGATGGTGGACTTGACACCAAGGTTGATGTCCTTGTTTAGTTTGTCAGACAGTCCTTTGGCATCCATCTCGTCACGAGCCATGGCCTCAAGGACCTTGTTAGTAGCGCGCTGCTCAACTGCACCAGGAGAAGGTTTAATGGCATTCTTGACGGCGCGAATTCCTTTGCCGCCCATCTCAATGCTCTTAGCCACTGTTGGGCCAAGGACCAAGCCTGTTGCGCCACCTGAAAATGCGCCGCTAGTTCGGTTGCCCTCGGTCTCGGAACCAGCTCCCGCAATTGTGCCAGTCACGGCTCCTGAACCGGCTGCCTTAGCAGTTGTGCCAGTCATAAACTTAGGAAGTGCCGAGGCCAGGCGTTGTGCGGCCATGGCGGTACGAGTACCACCAAGCACGGCTCCTGGGGTGCCAGCTCCTGGGATCATGGCCATACCAATGGTTGGAACTAGGCCTGATACCAGTTCGGTGCCCAAGGCTGTAAAAGGATTTTTTTCCTGAAAGCGCTGGTAAGCTTCGCGTTCTTCTTTGACCACGTCTTCGTAGGGGCGTCCTTCCATCTTGGCACGAACCTTGGCAATTGCCTCGTCGCCAAAACCAAGACCTAGGCCCTGGCCCACGGCGCGCCCCATGTTTGCAAAGGACATCTCGCCGCCATTAGCCATGTGTACAGGACCACCGTCGGCGTATCCGACCAGGCCGCCATCTGCATTTGCTTCAGGTGTGATCTTGCCGTAAGCACCCTTGCGGATCTTGTCCATCTTCTCTTGGCTAGTCTTCATGCGGCGGGCAGCCGCCTGCATAGCCCTATCCCAGATTTTCTCGCGTTCTCCAGGGCTCATGTTGATAGAGCCTTGAATGTCAAGCAAGATCTTACGTTCGCCTTCGGTTGGAGCGCCACCAAAGATAGCTTTTAACTGATCTAGGCCGTTTGACAGGACCAAGTTCTCGATCTCTGTGGTTGCGGTAACGCCTTCTGATTCGCTAACGCCTGGGATATTACGAGCGATGGTACGACGCGCTCCTGCTCCAAAACCAGAATACGCCTTATTGTTTAATTCCTTGGCTTTGCTCAAGTTCAAGAGGACTGATTTGCTGGCATTGACAATGTCTTCGGCCTCAAACAATTCCTTTTGCTCTTGGGCACTCAGGTTCATGCCCTTACCTTCGCCTGTCAGCGCTTTTACGCGGGCAATGTACTCAGGTGTTCCTGGAGTCAAGCCTTCATCTTTGGCAATCCTACCGGCAGGTGATTGAGGCTTATCAGCATCGCGATCAGCCTTGGCTTCAGGAGCTATGTAGTTGAGCTTGTTCAGTCGCTGTCTTAAGATTGCCTTAGAAGAAGCTGGTGTATTTGGATCATTGATCTTGTCAATGAGTTTTTCAACCTCAGTGGCTTTAGGTGCTGATGATGGCCTGGTGGTCAAGTAAGTGATGCGGGCCTGAGCGTTGTCCTTGGCTTTCTGATTGGCCCTAGGATCATCGATGATCTCCTGCATCTTCTCAATCTCGGTCAGGCGATCCTTTGGAATCGATCTAGCTAAAGTAGATAAAGCGCCCACTTGGGTCTTGTACTGTTCACCCTTGACGTCAGAAGCTGCCAAGTCATACTTGAGTGTCAGATCTTCTAGTTCCTGCTTAGTCTTGCGCTGTGAAGCTAGGCTTTCAGCAGTCGCTTCAGCAACATTGCCGAGCGTCTCACCAAAGCCCCCCGTCTTAGTTGGCTTGCCAAAAGCAGCCGCAAGACGAAACGCCATCTCTGCCGAGTCTGGACCAGCAGACCTAGCCATGATCCGCTCACGTGCCTTATCCAGCAAAGCCTGCTTGTCAGTCGCCGATTTTTCACTGTTTTGAAGATATTTTGTGAGCAGGGTTTGAAGCTGCCCGGTGTAAGGATTGGCCGCGCCCCTTGACGAGGTATAGCCCGTCGAAGAGACGACTTGGCTGCCAGCACTTCCTTGTTCGTCTGCCGTGTCCAGATCGTTGTCTGCGTCGTCTTCGAATGCCATGTTGTATCCTTATTTTCCGCCAAACATCTTGCTGAGACCATAACCAGTTGCAACAGTTTGACCAAACTGGGCCAATGGCGAAGGTTGGTAGACGCTGGCAGGACCGCTTGATTCGGTGGTAGTTGATGTTGGTACTTGCAAACCCCTGATGGCTGCATTCAAATAGGCCGTGTTGCCACGTCCATAGTCGCGCTGGTTCAAGAAGTCTTGGTAAGCCTGATCCAAAGAACGCTGAGCTTGTTGCTGTTGTGTGGCACCAGCTGCCTCCAAAGCTGCAATGTTCTGCACGCCCATCTGTTGGGTCTGTTGACCAAGAGCCCCAAGGGCCTGACCGGACTGCAGCATACGAGTAAAGTCTTGATTAGACAAGGCACCGACCTGCTGACCGGCTTGCAAGTTTTGGGCTCCCGCCTGACCAGCCAGTTGTCCTTGCATCTGACCAAGGGCTCCGATTTGAGCGCCTGCTTGACCGTATCTTGCAAGGTCTGCACCTTCAAGACCAGCTTGTGCTTGGCCCATAGCTGCTTGCTGTTGGGCACCAGCCAACATGCGCTGATAGTCTGCGGCATTTAAACCGGCCGTAGTTTGACCAAGAGCCTGTTGCTGTTGAGCGGCTTGCAGTTGGCGACCGCGATCTGCTTGCAGCAATTGGCCAGCTTGTCCGTAGCCTTGTTGAAGGGCGGCAGATTGTTGGGCCAGGGTAGATTCTTGGGTATCACGCAAAGCGCGTCCAATAGCTTCACCACTGCGGCTACCGCCAAAAGTACCGGCCTGAATGGCACGGTCTTGAATGTTAGGGAGCAAGTTTTCACGAAGGTTGCGGGCACCAAGCTCACCGATACGATTGACCACTTGGTCAGTGTATGGGTTCATGTAGTCTTGAATATTGCCAAGACCAGTTTGAGCTCCTTGCTGCGACAGGTCAGAAGCTTGCTGAAGGTATGGGGTTGCCAGACCAGCAGCTGCTTGAGTTCCCTGGCTAGTCAGTTGACCTGCCTGTTGAAAATATGGTTGGGCCAAGGCACTGGTATCTCCAACTTGCTGACGCAAGAGGCCTGCTGACTCGCCTAGCATTGGCTGGGCTGTCGCGTATGGGTTGTAGCCTAGAGCCGTGTCGATATACGGTTGAGCCGCTCCCAACGTGCTGCCAGTTGATCCTTGAATGTTCTGCTGCGCCAGGTTCATGAATGGAGAGTACTGGCTCTCAAGATTTGTTGCCTTGTTGTAGGCAGCTTCTTGTGCCGGATCAAGACCAGCTATTCGTTGCTGACCATAAGCTTGATAAGGCTCGGCAGCAATGGCGTTTGCCCTGCTGATTAAGCCCTGCGTATAGTCGTTGTACCAAGCAGGAACGTTGGTCGTGGTCTCGCCATAAGTCGTGACCGACGGCGGAGGACTGCCCTGAAACAGGAAGTCGGTGAACGCCATATTAGGCTCCTCTCAAGTATGACAACGGACTCTTAGCATCCGGGCTGATTTTGCCGCGTGACAAGGCTTGTCCTTTTTGCTTGCGCAAATTAGAGCGCATCTGGTCAAGTTGCTGGGCTCCTGCCTTAGAGGATCCATTTCCAAGCATTGCTACGGTCTCGGCGTCCATCACATATTCGCCGTCAGACAAGACAGCGTTTACGTCGTCTGAACGACCGTCTGCGCCTCCACCAATCTTCATGCTGTGCACTTGGCTAAGACCTCCCATAGCTTTTGCCTGAGGTGGGTTGCCATATTGGTAGTAGGCCATCTTGGGGTCACGAGGACGCTGAGGCATTTGAGGACGCTGCGATTGTTGTGGAGGCATGCCTTGTTGGAGACCCCCTTGAGGACCACCTTGAGGCTGCATCATTGGAGGGCGTCCGCCTTGAGGAGGCATTGGACGACCGGTCTGAGGACCACCCATACCAGCAGGCCGCTGTTGGGCCATGGCCTGCATCATCTGGGCTCTGCGGGGATCCATCATCTGACCGCCTTGAGCAAAGTGCTTCATCTGAATCAAGCCCCCCATTTTTGCAGCTGTTGGGGCAGCAATTGGAATCGGCACAAAGCGTTCATTTGCAAAGAAGTTTTGTTCACCGCCTTGTTGGCCATACTTTGTCAAGTCGCCTTGGTAGTTCTGACGGTCTCGCAAGTAAGCGTACAAATCAAGACCCTTGTCAAAGCTCTTGTCACGAGTCTTGCCACTAGTTGGCTTTGGAGGCTCTGGCTTATCTCTAGGATTTAACAGCTGGTCTGCAGCTACCACACCGGCAGCCGTATACCAAGGGTTCTCTTTGGCGTAGGCCCAAGCGTCTTTACCAAGGTCCTTAGCTGCCCCTGTAAGGTCACCGCTTGTGAACTTGTCAAAGGTGCCCATCTCTCCAATGTTTTCATTGCCATAGGAGATGTTGGGCTGATTAGGAGTTACGCCGCTTGCACTAAGCGTACCGCCTTGAGAGGGCTGTCCGTATATTTTGCCGTCTACTTGGTTTTGCCAAGAAGAATTTGCTCCTGCAAAATTACCTTCGTAAGGACCCATTTTAAATGCATCCATGCCTTGAACCGGGGCAGTCACCCCTTGAGCTCCACCCATCCTGCTTAGGTAAGGCGAATCTGTTACTTGCATGCCAGGACCTGAAGTTACGTTAGGAGATCCTGACAAGCTGAAGTTAGGTTCGCCGTAGATGTCAAAAGAATTTGCAGGCGTAAATGGATTGGCTTGAAGTCCTGGTCCTTGTGGCAAACCGGTGGTTAAGTCAACCTTGGGCACCGAGTAGTCCATTGACAATGGAGAAGAAGGAGAGATTGTCTCCCCTGGAAGTGTTATCTTCTTCGGTGTTACGCCTCTTAATGGGCTGTCTTGTACTTGAATTTCAGGCGTTAACTCAGGGGCAGGTGCCGGCGCAGTCGATTCTAGAGGAGGAAGGTCAGTTGCTGTAGGAGTTGGGGAAAGATCAACTGGCGTTGACGAAGCCACGGGCTCTGTGAAATAAGAACCACTCTCCATTGGAGGTCCAACGAAGTTTTCTCCCATTCCAGGAGGAGCAGGAGGACCCATGGCACCTTCGCCCGCAGCACTTGGACCAAAGATGCCTTGAGCTGCGCCTGCCGTTAAGCCAGCTATTGTGCCGCCCTTGATTGCCTCGTCAAAGCTTTCGCCTTGAACTAAGCCTGCTGCCGTATTTCCAGCGGCAACAGCCAAGCCTGTACCAACTGCAGCACTTGTCCCAAAGTAAGAGGCGGCAACTGGTCCTAGATATACGGCGGCTGCAACACTTGCAATGGCCGTAAGCGGATCATCCAGGATGGGCTGAATTACATACTTGTCAAGCGCATTACCAACGTCAGAGAGTACGTTTCCAACACTTTCGACAACATCACCAGCGGCTTCAATAATGCCGCCACCGACGTCTTCAATAACCTCTGCTACTGCACCCATTATTGTGCTCCTTCACGTTTTTGTCCGAGTTGCACAGCAACTTGATACTGCCCATCAGCAAGCATAGAGACGTTATAGCCCATGCCTGGATTAGGAGGATTTTTCATGACTTGCCTAAAGATATTTAGGAGACTTTGATTGCTGAACTGAGTGACCAGTGTGTCAAAGCCTGACTTGTAGGCATCAACAACAAAGGCGTAGGCAGAAGCAAGAAAATTAGAGGCCGTATCCGCGTTTAGAGCTCTAAACATGCCCTTTCGAGGGTCCTTTGAAGAGGCATGTACAATGTAGATCGTATTACCGTAGCGATAAAATTTGCTGCCTGGCATTTGCACTTCCTTGACAAAAGAAGCGTAAACAAACTCCATTGGGTACTCGGACTTTGTGTCCTCAGCAGATACTTTAAGCAGTTCGCCAAGGTCTAACAATTGTTGTTTGCTATCTACAAGCGGCATAATAGATCCCCATGTTATTAAGTTTTGTTTCGGCGCCGTGAGTTTTAATCATTTTAATTTGTTCTAGGAAAACTTGGTTGTTTACGGCCCCATTTTTTGAGAAACTCAAGAAAGTCGCGAGGCGTTTCCCCAAACATTTCCTTGCTTTGTTCTTCTTCGACGTCGTAAATCTCACAAAGGTGAATGGCGCAAGTCAATATATCTAAGCTGTCTAAACCAGTATCATTGAGGCGCATGTCCATAGAATCAATAAAAGTCAGTTCGTTGTTAAACGGCTTGGCTTTTTTGGCCACTTCATTCAGCAGCTGAAGGAATTCTTGGTCTGTCATTAGTCTACCACTCCAACAAAACGTTGTGCCCACTCGCGCCAGTCGGTATAGAAAAATGGATCAGGAACATTCTTTTGGCTAAGTCCAGAGATTACGCAGAACTGTTGCCCCCACTCTTGCCATTTCGTTTCATCGTCCAGTCTTGAGAGTGCTCCGTAGGTTGACAGGTCCATTACGACCTGATCGGCCCAATCGCGCAAGCCCATTATAGCGGGTTGCGTGATCACGTGGAACCCTCTACAACGCCACCAAGCATAGAGCCATCGGCTTCACCAACGTGAGCAATGATCTGGCCCATCTGATAGTCACCGTTGATGGTGTTAGAGGTAAACTTAAATCGCAGTTCGCGCCGTTCTTCTTTGAACCAGACGATCTGCTCGTAAGGGGTAGCGGGCTCTGCATAGATTGTGCGCTCAGGTCCTTGAACTTCCAGCGCCTTGGCGTTGGCTCGTCCTGTCAGCTGAACAGTCATGTTTCCAGACTGCACAAAGTCAGGCTCAATGGCCTCAACCCGGATCCACTTGTTCTTAGATCCTCCTGAAGGAACCAGCATACTCATGTCAGCCGTCTCAAAGTAAGAAGGAACAGCCGTGATGAATTGGCCGTCAATCTCGTTGACGTCATGCTCGTGCTGCCAGACCTTATAGCCTTCCTCGGGGACAGTGACACGCTGGTCACCTGCTTCCGTGATCCTAAGATCACTTGCCTCGGTGATCCGGTTGTTTGACACAAAGGTGGAAGTTTCTAGACCGCACAGAAATGGGGCAGCATAAATAGGCGACCATTCGCCAGCCGTCCGTCCGCTGTTAGGCAGTACAGTGTCATACCAAGTATTTTCGCGAACGTTGTAGATGATGGCATGGGTGCATTCAGTTGCATCTCCGCGCGGATAGCACCACCAAATCTCACCATACCTAGGGACCTTGTAGGCCCACACACGTTGAGCAGCAGCCCTGTTTATACCGTCATAAAAGTAGTTGATGTTCAGGTTGTTAGGGATCTCTCGAACTACACCGTTAAACATCAGCATGCGGTCAGTACCTAACCAGTAATAGATGCCGTCGTATTCAATGACCGAATTGGCTGACAAGATGCTGGAATAAGGGCTGATCGTGTCAAACTGGAAGATCTCGGTGCCTCCTACAAAAGAAGCCCGTATGACTGCATCCGCACTCCAAAAGAGACCTGCTGGAGCGTTACCTGGACCGCCTCGAAGTGCCAAAGCCCTGACAATCTTTTGACCTGCTACGCGGGCATTGCCTGAACCTACGCCTGTCAAGTCTGTTGGGGCTCCTGCAACTGACCAGCCAACGACACCGTCATTGCCAAAATACATCAGGTAGGGGTGCAGGGCTACTACGCCTCCCGTGGCACTGACGCCAGCAGGAAATGTCGTGATCTCAGTCAGGCGATCTGTCCCGGTCATGCTGCCAATAAAAATCTGACCGCCCTCAGTGTTGCAAAGACATCCTGCATTTGGAGCTACTTGGGCAACAATCATGTTTGCAGCCGGTATGGACTGCGTGTCATAGATTACGTCAAACTGCCAGAGGTTGTCGTCGCTGACGTTGTAGGTCATCGGAGTGCGGTCAGTGATCAGGCTTGTGTTGCCGCTTGCGTCAATGGTAAAACGCTCAACAAAGCCAGAACTGCCAGAATGGAAATAAGTCAGGCCGTTCTCTGTGAACGTCTTAACTCCACGGCTGATCTCCGTCAAGTATCTGTTGATGACGGTATAACCTCCAACCTTACGAGGAAGGCCCCGTTGCCAACGGACCCATTGGCCGTCGACGTGGTAGTCGCCCTCGTACCTGGTACCATCGCGCTTGATGCCGGGCAGCGACTTCAGGATGACTGGGGTTGTTGCCATCAGTAGGTTCCGCCTTGAATCGGATCGAGTCCAATAGCTACTTGTGCAGCTGCCTGCGTTGCTGCAGTAAAGATTGCAATACCTGTCGAGGTTCCGCCTAGGTTGATCAATGCATTTCCTGCAGTAGTTGCCCCTGTACCGCCGTCAGAGATGCCGATAGGAACAGACACACCGCCTGTATCTGCTGCAACTACATTGGTGCCGTCAGAATATAAGATGGCCCGTGAACCTTGGTTGATAGCTATACCTGCGGCAATAGAGGTCTTAACAGTTAGCGTATAAGGGCCAGTCGTGCTGTTGGTCACCCAGTATTGCTGGACTGTTTGGGGCACAATAACGGTACGGTTGCCCGTCAAGACACCCGTAAAGTTGTAGGCGATGCGGTTTAACTCGCTGCCAGACAAGGTGTAGTTGCCTGTTCCTGCCACGCTAATCGACGTGTAGTCAAATGCAAAGACAGGCGATTGACCATATCCAAGCGTATAGAAATTGCTGCCGTCTGTAAAGATGATGGCAGAATCACCAGGCTGGAAACTTAGGGTAAGAGAGCCATTGATTGTCTGGGAGCCAGGAGGATCCACAACAAGAGCTCCTGTACCTTCATTGCGAAGTTGGATAAACCAGTTGTTGCCAAGTGTACCAGCTGCTGCAGAAGTAAGGGTGCCAGCTCCACCATTCCAGATAAATGTCTTGGCGCGATCATCGATGCCTGCTGTGTAGCTGGTTCCAAAGAATGTGACCGGCATGGCCAAAGACAAGAGGGACCCAATGGCAACCAAACCTGTTCCAGCCAAGGAAGCAGCATTTGCAGTTGATACGGCAGCCCCATACTGGAATGCAAGCCATGTGCCGCCAGCCGTAGTGTTGCTGGTCAGATAAATCTGCCAAACTTGGCCGGCAGTAGGAGCCGCAATTTGGGTGCCGGCGTTGTTCCTAATGATGAAGGAATTTGATCCAACGTTGTTGAACAGGATGGTCTGGCCTGTAGAAGCTTCCAAGGCGCTAGGCAGAGTCAGGCTCCAAGGACCTGAGGTGGCCGTGACATCCATGATGCCCGCAATTAAGTCAGTCGACGGTGCCGTCTCAAGGGCCCAGTCATACGTCGTGTTAGCAGTCAGGCTGACTGCGGCGTAGCTGATCTCTGCAGGAGAGATATTGCTGCCGCCAAAGATGTTGGTGTAGACGGTCATATTAGGCCTCGTTTCTTACTGCACCACGGTCAAGGACCTTGCTCATGTCTTCACCTTGCAGCGCTTGTGCTGCTGATGCGTACATGGTTTGCCAGACTGGGATGCGTTCGTCGTTCTTCAGGAATGGAGTAGCTTCCAACAAGGTAGCATAGAGCAACAAGTTTGGAGCATACTGGGTAAGCCAGTTGGTCTGAGTGTTCTCATCCAACAAGGCAGGCAATTCGTAGTATAGGATCTCGATTGGGTAAGCAGCATCTGGGGTAGGAACAATGAGCCAATTGGTATAGTTGTAGTCAGCATAAAAGACAGGCTCGTCAACTTGCGTCTCGTCAGGCCAATAGCTTCTGACGTATTCGTAGCTGCGGGTAAAGAGCTGCTGCCTGGTATCATTACCAGTCCCTGTTCCAATGTTCATCGAGATGGTATCGCGCCAGCGGTCTGGCTTTGCTAGGACAGCTACGCCAGCTTGCAAGGTCGTGACAACAGCCACCTGAAAGCCCTGAATCTTGAGGTCGCGGCTGATGCGGCGTTCGGCAAAATTGATCAGGCTAGGAATCTGTGCAAAGACAAGCGGGTCTGTGACCAATGAAGCGCCACGTTCCAGGTAGCTGCGGACGTCGTTCTGCAGCGACGTAAAGGTCATTGCTTGTGGCATTAGACGTTCCTCTCAAAGTGCGGGCAGTCCACCAGGCTCTTGAAATTGCCGCCCCAACGGTTTTTGGGGTACAAGCTTTCCCAATAGGCTCCTAATGGCGCCAAGATTGTTTTGTCCCAGATGATCTTACCGTCTTTGAAGAAGTTTAGGTCAATTGCGCAACGTTTTAAATGGATCGAGTCCATGGTCTTGCTGCGTCCGGTCTTGACGTAGATGGCTTGCTGTTCAGGGGTGCGCTGCAATTCTCCACCAGTCACCATGAAGCCTTGCTCCGTAGCGTACTGGATCAGCTTGCAGGCATCTAACAAGAATGCTGCTTGTTCTTGGCTTAGGCTCATTTGTCGCCCCCTTTGCGCATTTCCATGACCTTTTCAACAGTCCGGCCGCCAAAATACGCGGTCATCACTAACATGCCCCACTGTCCTAGCAAGTTGACATAAGCCTCTTGCACCTGAATGCCGGCGGCACTTAAGCCTGCAAAGATCAGGTAGGCCGTAAGGATATAAAGCAGGGTGCCTGGGCGAATGTTCTTAGACAACCAAGAATCGGAAGCCATGTCAGCTTGCCAACGTTTTGATACATTGTCTTCTTGATTGGCTTGGGCTTCCAACAAGACTTTCAATTCTTCTTGTTCAAGTTTTGCTTTTTCAATGCCAAGTTCCAGCAGCCGCTCTTCATGGTCATATTGCAGCTGACGTAGCTTAGACACATCTTCTGGTGTTGGATTGTCACTGATCTTGACGCCAAGCGCGTTTTCTACTACTTCCTTGCCCTTGGCTTGGATAGCAGACGATAAAAGACCCAGGCCATTTTGAGCCAAGGTCCCTAGTAAAGATGCAACTATTGGTATCATTTATCTTCCTTTTTAAAGGTTGTCTTCATACCTGCCCTATCTTCTAAGATAGCTATGTGCAGCCGATTGACTTGAATGTCATCGCGATTCTTTTGAATCTCTTTTTCAAGGTCTTGTCGCAGTTTTTCCCTTGCGAGTTCAGCTCCGGTATTGCTAGCTTGCTTGTTGTCTGAAGTCACAACCAGGCTGATCTTGCTGTTCAGGATCGTCACCTCGTGCGACAAGTTTGACAAAGCACTCATCAGATAGACGACACAGGAAAACAACAAAGGCAATAGGGCGAACGTGATCTTCTCAACCAGAGCACTCTTGGTTTCCATTGCCTGTATCTTTTCTTCGCTCATTTTTTATCCTTTTCTTCCAGGCTTTTTAAGACCTTTTCAATTCGAGCTTGATCCCGCTCAGCTTGTTTTTGTATCTTTAAGATGTCGAAATACATCATCGTCATGATTGGAAGCAGCAGGCAAAACAAGAGCATCAACAGGGCCACTGCAATTACGTATCCCGATTCAGGTGAATTGCGTACATCAGTGCCCAGACTTCCAGGATTACTAACAGGACCGCTCCAAGAATTAGTGCGTCGTGCTGCAACCTGTCGATCATTTTTTGTCGTTGCCATTTTCTCTTCCGTTCAGCTATCACCTCTTGTTTAATCTCTTCTTCATGCTTCTTAGCAAGCCTTGCAAATTCTTTCTCGTACCTTGACCAGACTGCGCCCAAGGCTGGGTCTGTGTGGTAGATCAAATATTCACGAAGCTCCACTGCCTGCCGCTCAAGTTCAATCTGGTTGAACACATTTTCAAGGGCTTGCGCCTTAAGCGATTTTTCCTTTGGCGGGTTTAACTCGTCGCGCTTTACTTCCTTTTTTACTTCCTCCTGCGCCTCAAAAAACTGCCCGATAAACCCTGAAATCTCCTTTGTTACTTTATAAAGATCTGACCCCGTGGCCTTTGCATCCTTGTAAAGCGCTATCCCTTGCTTGATGCCAGCAATTGCGGCAAGGGCAAGGGTGATCGGCTCAATTTACAGCCCCAAAAGCTTTTTGACAAACTCGGCGGCAACGCCAGGACCTAGCAGCACAACTAGTATGACGACATACAACAGGTACTCGACCCTAGTCATGCGCTTGGAACCCTCATCAAAGCGGGTCTGAATGACCTCGTACCGCTGCGCGCAAATTGCCTCGTGGACACTTAGGCGCTTATCGGTCTCGTTGGCTAAATCGTGAACCGCTTCCATGTCGTTTATTCCTGTACTGGTTGCTCAGGGGCAGCAGTCTGCGCTTGAGCTTCTTTTTGAATGGCGTCTACCAGCTGAAACACATCCGCATAGGGTCGTGTTCCAAGATACTGCAATATGCCGTTTACGAGGTTTGTTGAGAGTTTGATGTCGTTCATGCTAGCTCCAATGCTTTCCAAGATTGAGTTTCTTCATTCCAAGCGTACGGGCCGCCCTCTGTCGGCATAGCCACAGGAGCATCCCACAGGCAAGTGTCTTCATTAAGTAGCCAAGAGGCAAAGGGTTGTGGCGGTATAAACGCATCACGTTGCTCGTCATAGGTATACCCAATGCCAGCATAGTTTTTACGCAAAGGTCTGTTTTCTGGGTGTTGACCGCCATGCGTGTTGTATGAGGTTTGCACCCATCCGTGACCAAAGATGCCAGAGTCAATGACATCTTGTTCGGCAACGATGACCTGAACTACTAACCCGTTTTCTACTTTTGCAAAGTGCGACACTTGTTTCTCCTTAAAAAGTAATTGTTCCAGAAGCGGTGAATGTGTAGATGTAGTTACCGCCACTTGTTGTAAATGTTGGCGAACCAGTTGTTGATTTTGCGGGAGCAAAAGAAGTTGAGTAGGAAATAATCACAATACCAGAACCGCCATTGCCGCCATCATTAAGTCCAGTACCGTTACCGCCACCTCCACCACCCGTATTAGTTGTTCCAGCATATTTATTGGCATCTCTTGAGCCGTTTCCGCCGCCACCTGACCCGCCGCTTCCGGGTGTACTGCCCCCTGCTGTAGTAGCGCCTCCGCCCCCTCCACCAGCGTAAGTTACGCTAGAACCAGAAAGGCTTGAAGAGGAACCCGAACCACCATTTCCTCCGTTTTGTGCGCTAGGGGCGTTACTACCAGCACTACCTGCTCCGCCACCGCCACCGCCACCATTAGAACTACCATTACCGCCATTATTTCCTTGCCCGCCCGTGCCAGACCCACCAGAACCACTGGTATAACCGCCGCCACCGCCAGAGCCGCCAGTACCGCCAGTACCGCCAGTACCGCCGCCACCGCCACCAAGTGAAGTAATTGTAGAAAATACTGAATCACTTCCATTTGCGCCAGCGCCACCACCACCGCCAACAGTTGCTGTGTAAGTCGTGCCAGAGGCTACGGATAGCGTTCCAGTTCTAAAACCACCAGCGCCAGCGCCACCAATATAGCCGCCACCACCGCCAGCAACAACCAGATAACTGACCGATGAAGGTGGTTGACCAGACAAAGAACCGCTAGATGTAAACGTGTGAATTGTGTTGCCGCCAGAAGTAGTGACCGTTCCACCAGTAAACTTTTGCGGGGAGGTGTAAGAGATGATGACTACGCCAGAGCCGCCAGCAGCGCCAGAGCCGCCACCTGCATCACTAGAGCCACCAGCACCGCCCAAAACACCAGCGGCAGGATTTGGGCCATCTTGTGCGCCTCCACCGCCCCCACCTAGGTTTGCAGTTCCATTACTTCCAGCAGTTTTATTGGTTTGTGCGGCATTGCCACCACCACCCAAGCCACCAGTTCCGTTTGTGACGTTAGTTCCACTAGGCGAGAAGTTACCACCGCCACCACCGCCAGCGTAGTAAGTAGATGTTCCAGAAATTGATGAGGCTACGCCTACGCCACCATTACCACCGCCAGATGTAGTTCCGTTTGTTCCTACTGCGCCAGCACCACCGCCACCGCCACAACCTCGGTTGCCTGTAGTTACGCCTGTACCGCCAGCAAAGCCTTGACCAGATGTGCCTGTACCTGCGGGTTGGTCATATCCACCTCCGCCACCAGAACCGCCTGATTGACCAGCAGAAATTACAGTTCCAGATTGAGCGCCACCGCCTCCACCTCCCACAGCAGACGTAGCATACGCACTAAATAATGAATTAGTGCCGGGACTTCCATTTGCTGTGGTTGAATTGTTTGCGCCACCTGCGCCTCCAGCACCAACAGTAACAACATAGTTAGAGTTGGTATCAATGGTTAGACCAGAGCCTGATAACAGACCACCTGCACCTGCACCACCACCTGAACCACCACCTCCACCAGCAACAATCAGATAACTCGCTGTCAATGCTGACAAAGGAGATAGTGTTCCTGATGTGTTGAATGTGTGAATGAAGTTACCGCCTGATTGGGTAACAGTTCCACCACCAAATAATTGTGTTGCGCTTGTGTATGAAATGATGACTACGCCAGAACCGCCAGAGCCTCCGCCACCTGCGCCTCCGCCTCCGCCGCCACCTCCTAGGTTAGCAGTGCCAGCTGTTCCTGTTGAACTAGCGCCACCTCCACCACCAGAGCCGCCCGTGCCTTGGGTGCCAGAGCCGTCGCAACGACCGCCACCGCCACCGGCATAAGTAACTGATGTTCCTGTAATGCTTGATGCCGTACCAGCACCACCATTTCCACCCACACCTCCAGTTGCAGTTGCTCCAACCGCGCCAGCGCCTCCACCACCTCCTGCTGCCGAAATGTTTGCTCCATCAGTCGCAGAGCCAGCGCCACCTGCGCTACCCTGACCAGATGTTCCTGCGCCACCAGTTCCGCCACTTCCACTTCTTCGAGTACCACCGCCACCAGAGCCCCCACTTGAGCCGGCCGTGTTAGATGCAGAAGCGCCTCCACCACCTCCGACTGAGGCTGTCAACGAACCAAATTGAGAATTTGTTCCATTTGATCCATTGACTGAAGAAACTGCCCCGGCACCACCTGCGCCAACGGTGACCGTATATGAAAGAGTTGGGTTTAAAGAGGCTGTGCTTGTTAGATAACCGCCTGCACCACCGCCCCCGCCAACGTCATATCCCCCTCCACCCCCACCAGCAACCACAAGGTAACTAGCAGATACAGACGATAGTCCTGTCCACCCGAAAGCAGCTAATGCAGCAGCACCAATCTTGGATAAGCGAGGCATCTTTTGTCCTTATGCGAACTTGGTTACGGAAGCCAGGACTGTAAACGCGGCGCTGCCTGTCTTGATGATTACGTAGGTGTAACTATCAATTGAGCTTGCATTTCCGCTGGTAGGAGCAGTTCCCCCTTGCCACTTTGGAGTCACTGAGGAACCGTCTACTTGAACAGCAGAGTTGTAATAGGCAGTAGCACCATTGGTCACCAAGAAGGTAGCCGAGATAGATTCGCCAGTCTGCATCACAGTGTTAAGTGACGTACCGCTTGAGCCTCTGAAGTTGACTGTGAAGTTACCAGATGCGTTGGTCGTGTAGTACAGGACTGATTGGGTCGTGACATCGTAATTGATTGTGCCTGTTGCCGCAGTTGCAGAGATGGTGTTTACCTCGGCAATGTTTGGAGTCTTAAAGGCAGACTCAGATGAGGAGCCAGTCGTCTGTAGCAGTGAGGTGGGTGTGGTTGTCCCAACACCCACATTGCCAGCAAAGTAGTTATCGGCAGTACCACCCGCATAAAAGTTATAGCGATTTGTGCCGCTTCCTATGTTGGAATAGAAACCGTAGTTGTTGGTTGCACCTGTAAGGCCATTGTCTACATAAAAGCCATATTGGTTTGTTACAGTAGAGCCAACACCGAATGTTCCTTGGGCGGCTAAATAATGATACAGACTTGGCAACGTAAATGCCGTTGCTTGTGTAGCTGCGCCACTTCTAAAATATTGAGCATTGCTTGTTGCATCTGATTGAATAGTTCCAGTTGAAGCAATACCAACTGGCGCTGTTGAGCCAGTCATGTTTTTACTAACACGCAATGAATAGCCAGTAAGAGAAGTAGTGCCTACGCCTAAAGCGCCAGTCAAATAATTATCAGCAGTACCATTCATGTACAGGTTGTAAGTGTTTGCGGCGGAAGCAAGATTTCCGTAGAAGCCGTAGTTATTGGTTGCCGCAGACATGGTGCTGTCAGCAACAAAGCCATATTGACTTGTTACTGCACCAGTAAATGTTCCCGGATTTGCCCTGAAATGGCGCAGGGTTGGTATAGCGCCTGAAGTTGTAGGGCGAGATAAGAAAGTGTCAGTGCCACTTGAAGCCGCAGGAAAATCTCCACGGGCTGATACAACTTCTGAAATGTTTGAACTAACTGGATATGTTCCGCCAATTCCAAGTTTTTGGTAATTTGCGGTAGAAGCGCCAATGCCTACGTTACCAATGCTGTCAATCCTCATACGCTCAGTAGGCGTACTTGCACCATCAGCAGTGGTGCTAAAGACCAAGCGACCGGGCATATCACCTGTGCCGGGAGTTCCGTCTACTTCTGCAAGAATACTTGCCGCTTGAATTAAATCAGTTCCATCGGCCCCAAAAAAGAATAATGTACCAAGGTCATCACCAGACTGCACAATGGTGTTTGTGCCTACTGTTGCGCTCCTAGATTTTGATAAATATATGCCGTTTCCGGTCGCATTTGCTGAGTATCTTCCTGACCATATACTTCCGTAGTTTCCAGCACCTAGCTGCTGAAATGCTGGAGTTAAGGTATTGATTGTTTGCGCTGTGGTAATTCCGACAAGCAAATTTCCACTTGTGTCAATTGCAACGGGCGTTGAATCAGGATTGGTCGAGTCCTCAACAAGTAAGGCATTACCTGTACCAAGCTGAGTGATACGCAAAGCGGCATTGGTGTTGTCGGTTACTTCAACAATCGTGGCCTTGGAGTGCGTAAAAATTCCCGTTGTGTCAGCAATACTTGCCGAGGCTGTACCGTCCTTTGCCTTGATGTTGGTGACTTCGAGGTTGGTCGTGTCTACTGTGGTAGTGTCAATCGTACTTGGATTGGTACCAATCTCAACGACGTTGCCGCCACTGTCTTTGGTGTACAGACGCTTGGTTGCCGTGTTAACAGCAAGCTCAGCGCCTCCAGCTGCATTGGTCAGGTCACCGGCAACCGGAGCCCCTGCCGTGTCCTTTTTCTTAGTCAGAATTGTTGTCATGCGTAAGTTCCTCCAGAGATTGTACTAGTCCAGGTAGGTGAACCGGTACCACCTGAGATCAAAAAGTCGCCAGATGTACCGGCAGCGCTAAAGCCATAAGCTGTTCCAGTGCCGTAAGACACTGCTCCAGACGTTGGAGTTGTTGTGGCATTTGTACCACCATTTGCAATTGGCAGCGTGCCAGACGTGATCTGGCTTGCCGAGATGGCAATTGAAGTATTTGCTGCTAAGGTTAACTGACCCTGCGCGTTTACTGTAAATGTTGGCACTGATGACGCAGAACCGTAGGCAGCAGCCGCAACTGCCGTATTGGTGATGCTAAAAACCGTGCCAGTCAAGGTCAGGCCCGTGCCAGCAGTGTAAGTACCTGCTCCTGAGAACTGAACCCAAGTGACCGGGCTTGTACCAACAACCGTGACCGGATTGGTCTGCACCCAGCCCGTGTTGGCGTACAAGGTTCCGTTAGATACAAACGTAAAGTCACCGCTTGCCATCTCGGCAGCCGTGTCAAAGTCTGTTGCCCTGGTTAAGACAGTGCCGCCAGTTGCCCAGGTGTAGATGCCGTTGTTGGCAGTAGCAACTTCGTTCTTTACTACTACACGGTCGCCATTGAGCAGCGTATAACCGTCTAAAACAGTCAAGGCTACCGACAAGGTAAGAGTGGCTCCGACTCCAGCCGTACCGTTGTTGTATGTAACCGTGCCACCAGTGATTGAGGCAAGCGTCCCTGTTGTAGCTGCAGCGCAAGAGGCGTGAATGTGAAGACCTTCAGCCACCGCGTCAACATATTGCTTGGTTGCTAACTGCAGCGCAGATGTTGGGTCTTGAGTCACTGCAACCGAAGTAAGGCCCCCCAAGGTAAGGCTTGAAGCCCCCAAAGCAATTGCAGTTGTTCCAACAGTCAAGGACGAGTTAGTCAGGCTGGCATTTGCAATGTTGCTGAGTGTATTGCTGCTGCCGCTGATTGTCTTATTGGTCAGCGTGTCAGTTGTGGCTCGTCCGACTAAGGTGTCCGTGGACGTTGGAAGCGTCAGGGTTCCCGTGTTGGTAATGGTCGATATGACTGGAGCCGTCAACGTCTTATTGGTCAGGGTTTGAGAGCCCGTCAGGGTGGCAACAGTCGCGTCAATTGCAATGGTCACGGCAGTCGAGCCGTTGTAGCTTGTACCAGACAAGCCGGTGCCAATGGTCAAGGCAGCCGTCGACGTTGCCGTAACGGTTATTGATCCGCCCAAAGAAACAGGCGTACCGTTGATAGTCACAGCCGAATTGGTCAGGCTGGCATTTGCAATGTTACTGAACGTGTTGGTAGACCCGCTCATCGACTTACCGGTTAAGGTAGACGGAACGTCGTCGTTAACGAGCAAGCGAAAGCCAGTGGCTGCAGAAGGACCTGAAGCAGGACCGGCGTAGACAAAGTTAGCCGGCTGATCTGACACGATCAGGGCAGACCCCCATACCGGAGCTGAAACGCCTCCTGAGACCAAGACTTGGCCATTTGTACCCTGAACACTTTGCAAGAAGCCGTTGCTGCCGTCTGAATACCAAATTGCTCCAGCCGTAAGGCTGTTGACCTGCATGCCTGTGCCGCCTCGTGTCAATGGCAGCAAGCCGGTATATTCAGTCAGGTTTGCAAAGTTAAGGGCTGGATGGACGTGGTCACCTTGCGCTGCATTGTTTTGAGTGCCTGCTGCGGCAGTTCCCAAGGCATTTGGCGTGGTCGTTGAAAAGACCATTGATAGGGTCCGGTCGGCCTGTAAGTTACCGCCGCCAGTCAATCCTGTCCCGGCAATTATCTGCCTGGTATCAGGAACATACCCAGAGATGACTAGGGCTGTCGTAGAGACACTCGTGACTAGGCCCTTAGCATCTATTGTGATTACCGGAATAAGCGAGCCAGAGCCATACGTACCAGCAACGACCCCGTTATCTGCTAGCTTGGCATTAGTTACGCCGCCGTCTGAAATGCTCAATGTACGGTCTTGGGAAAGATCGCCGCCGCCTTGTAGGCCGCCGCCTGTGCTGATCAGGCGAGAAGCAGGGACCGAAACAGTCGACTGCAAGTCGATAAACGGAACCTGATACGTGATGCCGCCAATGACGCAAATCATTGTGGCCGACGAAGTCGGGTTTGGCGCAACTGGAAGCTGCGTGATCGACGTTGGTACAAGGTTTGATGGTACTGTCATGGTATCATGTACTCGTCATTTGTGCCAATAATGAAGCTGTTGTCGTCCTCAGTCACAATGCCCGCTGGGTTAGTGGTAAGTGGCAAATCAGGCCTCACAAATGGCAAGGTAATGTTGTCGGGCTGACGAGGAGGCAAGCGATAGGGATCAAGCTCGTCTAAGTCTTCTTTGCAGACTCTCAACCCGGGAGAATTTGGATCTGAAAACAACTGGTCAAGGCTCATCTTGCGGCTGCAACGGGCGCACAGGCCAATGCCCAATGTGCTGCGTCCGCGGGTATCTAGCCAGACACTCATCGTGTGTACACCGCAATGTTAGGAGTCAAGTAGATTGGCGAGTCATCGCGTTCTTCGTTCTCTGCCTCAAGCAGGGAGCGTTGCGCTTTCTGGTCTAAGATGGCAATCATCTGGGGGTCCACCGTCGGAGTCTCTTCAGCCAAGCGTGCCGCCAAGACGTAGACAATTGAGTCATACCAGCGTTGTGGCACCTCAATCTCTTGCGTCATTGTGCCGACGTCCATGATGTACCGCTTGACCCATACAACCACTTGGGCCGTGACAAACTGGGCTGATGGTACAGGCCACAAGTAAAGCACTGGGTTGTTGAGTTGGCGATCGCACCAGAATTGCAATGGGCGTCCTTCAAACGTTTTGTTTGGCAAGTTGACGTAATCGTCGCGGTTCAAGCGCGCCATAGGGATCTCGTTTGGCGTATTGGCCATGATCACCTGTGTTTGGTTAAGTACGCCTGTTGTGGCTCTTACCCTGAAATAGGTGGTCGCTAGGGACCCTTGAATGTCAACCCATGTAACCTCATTGGCAACCGTATTTGGATTGCTCTGGGTTGACACGGTGGTCCAGGTGGTACCGTTTGTTGAGGTCTCTAGCGCATAGGCAGTTGATGCTCCTGACCATTCAATTCCAACAACCGTGACTTGCGTATCCGTTGGAAAAATCGTTGTGTAAGTGGTTGAGGTGGTTGTGTCTGTTGTGTTCTCATTCACAACTTCGATGGTGCGCAAGTTAGTGTTAAGAATGTCAACGATGCCATTAGGCATTGTGATCAAGCCTTGAGCCTGATAAAGAGGCATCAAGTATCGCTCAATGCACCACAGCTGAAGGCCGCGATTGGCCAACATGCTGAGCACAAGATACAACGTGTCAAGAGCAAAATCAATTTGCTCCGATGAGATGCCTTCAGGAGGAATACGGCAGCGACGATACGCGTGGTCAATGACCTTACGCGTATTGAAAACCGTCATGCTGACTGTGCCTGAAACTGCCACCGGATCTGCTCCTATTTGTTGAGTTGCGGCATGCCGTCAATGGCAGACCCAGGGGGATTGCCTTTATTTTACTTCATCTTGCCAAATTTTGGAACTTTTGAGAACGTTGGCACGCCACCTTTGGCAAGCTTGTTTCCGGCTCCTGGGCCATGCGCCTTACCAGCAGGCATATTGGCGTGCTTTTCAAGCTTTGCCGCAACAGCGCCGCCTTTTGCGTATTTTTGGCTCTCTGTACCAAACTTCTTAGCCAGTTTGTTGCCGGCCATACCTTCGGCATCCATCTTGGAGCGAGTACCTGCAGCATATTGACCGCCTTGAGCCATTCCGCCCCTTTTCATGCCAGTTGGCTCTTCCATTTCGTGCTTAAGCATGGTCAGAGGTGCTTTTGCCTTGCGCATCATGCCGACTTCAGCTTTTTTAGTGGCCGGAGTGTCCATCTCGCCTGACATTTCACGCACTTCGTGGCTTATTAGGGCTTTTGGAGCTCCTGACTTGCGCAAAAGGGCCACTTCCTTGCGGACCATGGCCTCGGGTTCACGCTTTGCCTTGACTTTTGGACCGCCCTTAGCGTATCCGCCATCTTTCATGGCATGCGGAGCGTCATACATGGCCTTAGGGATGCCTTTTGTTGACTTAGCAGTCGACACCGAACGACCAGTTGGACGAGCAGGTGATGATGGGAACGTAAATTCCCCGTATTGAATGTTTTTTCCCATGTTATTTCCTTTTTGCGGCTGCCCGCATGTTGTCTACAAGATTGGGATAGGGGCGTCCGGCGGCTGCGGCTGCGGCCTTGGCACTAGCTTTTGCAGCAGGTGCCAGTTTTTTGGGCTTTGGCAGGTCCTTTGGCCTTGGTTTATCCCAAGGTGCTTTTACTTTGCCTCCCTTTGCGAAGGCCATCTTTTTTCCCATCATATCAGCAATCCCATTTGTTAAGGGCAAGGGCTTTCCTGGTTGGTCGGCCTTTGTCATCTTTCATTGGACCAGGCATGCCTGACATTCGCGCACAAAAACTGTCGCGACGTCCTGCAGCCTTGGGGCTCTTTGCAGCTTGTTTTGCAGAGACTGGAGGCTTTAGGTTGCCGCCTGTCTTGCTGTTATAGGCGTCGCGACCTTTTTGGTTTAACCCGCCTTTAGGATTTTGTCCTTCCTTGCGCGCCCAGACAGCTCCGCCCTTTGCTACAAACAAAGTGCCTCCGCCTTTACCAAACTTGTGATCGTTTACCATGTTGCAATCGCCACACGTTTCCATGTATTGGCGGCCACGCATACGTAGATGTAGCTTGAATCCCAACAGATGTCGCCAGCTGTACCAGTGGCTGCAGCAGTAGCTGGAGTCCTGGTCACTGGAACGTTGATGGTGTTACCAGTGATGCCAAAGTTGCCGTTGCTGTTAAACG